AGCAACATAGAGATAAGAACATACAGAGAGCCCTATGAGATCAAACGAGTTCATAATCCATATGAATGCAGGTTTGAGGTGTCCAGTGTTCTTCCTAAGTCAACTGCCACCTCTTTAGCTGAAGAGTCTCAACTACAAGTATTTATTAACAAGAGCCTAGAGGTATCACTTGAACATAATAAGCTCTGCTTACCATGCGCTTGGTACGTATTGGCTACTGATCATACGGGTGGTACACGTAAATATGTTTGTACTCACTTGAAGGGATGCCCCTGCGTTCCTGAGGCTGTTGCCCATGTATTTTTAGAGAATTGGTTCGACCTAGGTGACATAACGAATAAAGTTGATAATAAGGATAAAGATGAACAATAAAGAACTTGAAAGAGAATTAAAAGACGCGTTTTTTCACCCGCATCGATTAGTAATAAAAGAGCAGGAGCGCATCATGACTAACTTTGACGATAAGTATGAATTGCATCTTAAAGAATGTGTTCTGTGTGCGGCTATATATAAGCGCGAAGACTAAGAAAATCTACATCAACACACTAAGATAATCTGAGGGAATACTATGAACGTTAAGATGGAAATGTACAAATCGTACAAACATATTAATAAGCTAATGGAACTGTTGGCTGAGCAGAAATACGGTAATGATGAGTTCAATCTCACCTATCATTTTATTGAGCTTTATAAGTGGAAGTTCGAACAGATGCGTAAGTTAGATGATATGAATGTTACGGAGTTATCTGAGCAAGAAGACCTATTGGGTACTTCACTTGGTGGTCCCATAGAAGATCTTGCCATAAGTGCAAACACATTCAATCGTTTACACCAATCAGGCATCAGAACTCTTGGTGATGTGGTTGAATGCACGGAACAGGAGATAAGTAGTATTAAAGGCATAGGACCTGATGCAATGAGACAGATAAAGACTGGGTTAAAAGAGTTTGGCTTAAATTTTAAGGGTGAATAATGGAAGATAAAATAAAGGGTAGGCACAGACTTGATAGTAGAGTAGAAGACGTTACCAATAAGCTGATAGAAGTATACTCTACATTAAACATAGAATTAGGCATAGAAGTTAGAAAGAATAATAATATTAACTTTAATAATGAAGAAGTGCGTCTCATTAAATCACTGAGCTTTATTGATCATTTGCTTTCAGATGGTCACGAAGTAATTCGAGAGATGTCTAAAGATAATGAAAAGCTTGCTGAAGATATCGATTTTATGTTTGGTGGTGGTGAAAGGGCACGTGAAATATGCGAAAAAACAGATACTCGTATTACATCAATTATAAATAAAGACTATACGGGATAAATAAACTCTTAAAAAGGAGATAGCATTGATTCGAAAAGATGTGTACCTAAATAGATTTAAGCCACGTGACTATCAAAAGCCTATAGCAGATGCCATTGAGAAAGGATATCGCAATATAATCGCCGTTCTCCCAAGGAGGGGGGGGAAAGATATTGCTGTATGGAATGCAGTTATACGCAAAGCACTTCAAAAACCACTGGTAGTCTGGTATATCTTCCCCGAATATCATCAAGCAAAGAAGGCAATATATGATGGCATGACCTATGATGGTCTTGGTTACATAGATCATTACATACCTGAAGAATGTATTAAAGCGAAGAATGGCAGTGAACTTAAGGTCACTCTTATTAATGGATCAATCATTCAGTTTATTGGATCAAAAAAGAAAGATTCACTACGAGGAGCTGGACCATCTATAGTTATATTCTCTGAAGCAGCCTTCCAATCTCACGATGTTCAAACCGCAATTCTACCAATGTTAGCAGCAAATCCTAATTCTATTTGTATATATGTCACTACACCCAATGGAAAAAACTGGTTTTTCGATTTGTGGAAAACGGCGAGTAAGAAGAAGGATTGGTTTTGTTATTTGCGAACTATTGAGGATACCAAGCACATTCCTATTGAGGAGATAGAAAAGCTTGAGGAAGAAGGACGTATGTCACACGAGAACATACAGTCTGAGTTCTATTGTAGTTTTGATAGGGGAATAGAGGGTTCTGTGTATGGGCGCATTGTACAAGACATGCAGATGACCAAGCGTATTGGCAATGTTCCTTATGATCCTGATTATCCAGTAAACCTATCATTCGATCTTGGCATTAAGGATCCAACGATTCTCATCTGGTTTCAGGTTATAGATCGTGTTGTTCACATTATTGATTGTTATAGTGCATCTGATCAACCTGCAACGCACTTTGTGAAGATCATTAAAGATAAGCCTTATTTGATGGGGCAGTGCTTTTTTCCTCATGACGTATTCGTACGTGAGCAGACCTCTGGAATTACTCGTTATGAACGGTGGGTAAACTTGGGCATACAGCCAGAGAAAGCTGGTGGGGAAGGTAAGCATTACATAGATGATGGAATAGAAGCGGTCCGAGCAACGTTGGCACGTACATGGATAGATGAGATAGCTTGTAAGGATCTTATTAAGGCTATGGAGAACTATCATTATACATTTGATTCAGTAAAGAATCTGTATTCAAAAGTTCCTGTTCATGACCAGTGGAGTCATTACTGTGACGCACTCAGGTACGCTATGATTTCAGTACCTTTATGCCATTCTTCACAATCAACACCAGAAGAGTTAGAAGCGAGATACCAAGAAGCAATGTACGGATATGCCAGACCGAATCTACCACGACAATTTATAGAGAAAGATAGACGATGATACATACAATTGAAGAAATTTCGTTGGCCAATAAAGACCATTTTCTAGAGAGAGCAAGAAGATATTGCTCGGATATTATTAAAGACACGCCAGAAGATGAAAAAATTAAACTACAAAAATTAAAATTCATTGATACTGCGCTTATAACCTATCATGAATCAATACTACGGGAACTGTTAAAATATGGGGAAGACAATGAGCTATGAAAAATAAAAAAGATGATGCATACAACGATTTAATTCTCGCATTACAGTTGTTAGATGCTCTGTGTGGTCGAGAACGACTTACGCAAGACATGTATCTGTGGGTGCAGAATGCACAAGGTCATATTAGAAAGGCTATTCATATATTAAATCTAGAAGATGAAGACACTGAAGATGATCATGTTCTACATAGATATTGGTTAAATAATAATCTTATAAAAGTGGAATATAGCAAAATTAATGATACTGCAGAAAGCACTACCGAATTTTATCAGCTTCAAGCATTTTTTCCATGCTCAATGAGTAATTATGTTTCTATAAGTAATCCTATAACTATGACTCCTGATGACCCAGTGAGATCAATGTTTGATATAAAAATAGAATCCCAATACGATATTCACAAAAAACAATGTAATATATGTGGTGCTTTATGAGTTTATGTACTACATAAGTACATAATCCACTACATAAAAATTCATTCCAAGATAGATAAGTAAGAACTGTACTCCACACGCTCCACAACATTATCTTGACTAAATAACTTGTAACCCTCTTTTTTAGTTTCCTATCTTATCATCTGTACACAGCCTTTAACTAAAAGGATGGCAGATGGTATTTCCCGACTTAGCAAATATTTCATTAACTGATGAAGATCGACGTATGCGTTCGTTTATCGAGTCATTTTATGGTGCTTCAATGTCACCAACCCAGCAGTTATGGGCGCAACAAGATTTAGACAATAGATTTGAGGCTGCAGACCAAGAGGCATTTAGCCAGGTCTACGGTCCAACTCCTACTTTGACCAGACAAAATTTTACCTTTAATAGAATACGTAGAACCGTCAACATGATTAGCGGGCACCAACGCAATAACCGTAAGTCATTGATAGTTGTTCCACGTGAGAATGCTGATGAAGAGACAGCAGACTTGTTTAGTAAGCTCATGATACATGCCGTTGAATCAGACAAGATGCTTCATACTTTTTCTGATGCATTTCATAGAGGTTCACTTATTTCTGGTATGGGATTCCTACAGTTATGGATAGATTATCGCAACGATCCTATAAGTGGTGATATAAAGACTGTTTATAGACCATACAACTCAGTGGTTATAGATCCATTCTTCCGTAAAAAGGATTTATCCGACTGTAATGGTATAACAACACGCTCATTCATGACCAAACGTGAAGCTATATCATTAGTACCAGATAAGGCCGAAGAGATTGCTGCACTTCCTGCACTTCGACAAGGTTCAAACGATGGGAAGTTCAGCTACCTCCCTGAGAACTATAATCAACACCAATGGCCTCTTGTTACCTTTGATGAGTTTTATTACAGAGATTTTAGAGATGCTACCTTTTTAGCTGATGAAGATGGTGAAGTTATTGAATGGACAGGAAACGAAGAAGAACTGGAAGAATATCTATTTTATTATCCAGATTTAATCAAGTGGACTGATGCTGTTCCAACAGTAAATCAGGCTATCTTAGTTCAAGGAAAGGTGATGTACAATGGTTGGAACACTTGCCAGCTTGATAGCTATCCTTTTGTACCAATGCTTGGTTATTTCAACCCTGATATTCCATATTATTCTCTTCGTATTCAGTCTGTCGTGCGTGGGCTTCGTGATGCTCAATATATATATAATCGTCGTAAGAATATTGAGTTTTCTATTGTCGAGTCGCAAGTAAACTCTGGTTGGATATACAAAGAGAATGCTCTGGTGAATGCATCAGATGTGTTTCTTTCAGGACAAGGTCGTGGTATTGCGCTGAAGAACGGTGCACAGATGACTGATGTTCAACGCATTGAGCCTGCTCATTTAGATCAATCAATGATTGAGATGAGTAAGATAATGGCAGATGAAATACAACAGATATCTGGTGTAACTGAAGAGTTGTTAGGAGCGAATATTGATGACGTTGCTGGTGTACTATCTCGCCTACGGCAAAGTGCCGGGTTGGTCACACTTCAAGTATTATTTGATAACGCTGATCTTGCTCTGGAGTTGCTAGGTTCTAAAATGCTAACAATGATTCAGAAGAATTATACTCCGGGTAAAGTGAGACAAATAACAGAGAAAGAACCTACTCCTGAATTCTATACTAAAAAGTTTGGCAAATATGATGCGATTGTTGAAGAAGGGTTAAATACCGCAACACAACGACAAATGCAGTATGCCCAATATGTACAAATGCAGGGTATGGGAATGGAGATTCCGCAAAA